AGCACTACCAATTGCCCATAATGCATTATTAATATTCCAAATACCTTCTTTAAAAGAGTAAGTATTTTTAAAAGAACGAGCATTTTTAGTAATGATTTGCTGAATAAAATCACCATGTACGCTACGGTTATCTTTCTTACCAAGTGCATTTGGTTTCTTTACTAACTCTCGGACAGTATTAAATAATCCTAATTGTTTTAAAGTAACTGATTTGCCAGTCTTAGCTCTATAATAGTAAAGCATATCAAAGGATGTGACTGGAGTATTTCTATTTCGAGATGTAATCGGTAATTTTGGGGTTTGTTTTATATTTGTAACAATATGCCTTGATAAAGTTGTTACCAGTCGATGACTTTCATTTGAAAACTCAGTAAGTGTTTCATTGAGTATGATCAATGCATCTATTAATTTCTGGGCCTCATTAACTTCATCTGCTTTATGCTTACCAACATGTAACCACCACAATCTTGAACCACCTGAAACAGATAAAATCAAATCATAATCTCTCGGATTTACCTTTGTTAAGGCGAATTTCTTAAGATTTGATTTTTCTGCTTTTTCTGCTATCTCTTTTTTAGATAAATATGCTTTTTTTATTTTATTAACTTCGTCATACTGTGAAACAAGTAACGAATACAGTTTTTTTAACTTCTCCTGCTCAACTTTATTTAGAATTTTAGCATATAGCATAAGTAACCCACTGATAATCTTAAAAATTTCACCAATAGATTTAGCCGAAATAATTTTCTTTTCCAACTCATTGATTTTCTTACTTAACTCTACGGATGAGTTTGCTAAAGAAACATAACTTTGAACTTTATTTGGGGCATAAGCAATTCTACGACCAAAGTAATAGTTTTCACGCTTCAGCTTTTCCATTTCACTGAATTCTGGTGGAAATATTGGCTTGATTACTGGTGGGTTTGCCACAACTTTAACTGTATCTAACACAACTGTTGTCATAATTTACTCCTTTTCATTTTCTTTAGTAGAATCTTCGAGATTTCTATTCGAACTGCCGCTATTTTGTTGGCTGTAATTAGTTAAATCGGTATCAAATTTCAGCCCTTCGGCTTGGTTTTCTCGGATTTCGACAATCCGTTGCCGTTTGACTTCGGCTGGGTTATTGCCACTGGCTCGAATCGCTTGCCCTTCGGTTGCCAGACCGCCTTTAATCCGCTCTTTCCACGCATTCGCCTCTTTGATGGGATCAATCCACGGCATTACAGGGCCGGAATAGACGGCATTAAACAGCGATCTTTCATCAATATCGGACGGGATTTTGATAGCTTGTGAGGCAATCGCCATTTTGAGCCACTCCCGATAAATCGGGCGACTGATTGCCGCCACAAACGCATCTTGCAATACCGCATAGCCTTCAAAACTTTCAACCAATTCTTGTCGCTGAGCAGAGTAAGTGCCGTTGTAGTCTCGGGCGATGCTCGAATAGCTCGAACGAGTACCGGCGGCAGTGGCTCGCAGTTGTCCATTGCGGAAAGTTTCCAAATTCACATTTGGGCGGTTGGAATTGATTAAGCCAATGTCTTCACCCGGTTTTAAATCATCAATCACTGCACCGGGGGCAATATCAAACAGGCGGTTGCCATCGCTGTTACTGTCGTCATCATACAGTGCCGCATCGCCTTTTTTAATGTACATCGTCATCGCTGCGGCAATGCGTGCGGCAACTCGTTCGCTCTCTTCGTACTCTTTCAGATCTGCCAAGCGCACAATCACGCCGTGCAACATACTCACGCCACGGATTTGATGTAACCGCTTACGAAAGGCGAGGTGCAACATATTTTCTGCCGACACGGTTTTCACTTTGCCGTACATTCCGTTACTTTCTTGCGGATTATCCAAATAGACTTGGTAAGCGGTAGGTTTCCGCCACGCATTGAGAAACACGCCTTGCACCAAGCCGTTTTTTGCCTCATCGGATTGCATTGGCACAAAGTCCGGCTCTAAGGCTTCGAGTGAAAACGCAATCGGCGAGCCGTGTTCTAACCCTGCCACTTTGCCTTTCACCAACTGCACGAACACTTCACCGTCTCGTAGCCAAGTTCGCAGTAGCATTCGCTCTAACAGGGGGCGAGTATATAAGCCTGTTACTTCGGGTTTCACCGACCATTCCGCCCACAGCTTGCGGATTTGCTCTGCGAGATCTTCGTGAACATCACCGGCAAGCGTGAGTGGCTGTGGTTCGATATGAATACCTTTCGAGCCAATCACCCGTTCTTCCATTTTGTCTAAAATGCCGATCACAATATCGTGATTTTGGTCTAACGCCCGTGCCTGTTCCCGTAGGCTGACCGCACTTTGGCGAACAGTAGAGTTTGCCCCTTTGCTCTCTCGGCTTGCCTTATGGGTTCGGCTAGGCTGTGCCGCCTCATAGGCATTTAGCACATAGCGATTTCGAGAGCGATTTGCCGCCCATTTCAGGGAAAGGGTGGCAATGGTTTTTTCGAGGAAGTTCATCAAATAAACCTCGCATATTTAATTCGATGCTGTTTGGTGTGTTGCCCGCTTTGGGCAAGTTGTTCATCCAGCATTGTTTGATAGCGATCACGCTGTTTGGTTAATTCCGCCACTTGATAGGATACCGACCGCCCGTTAAAGCTCACCTGCGATTGAGCGGTCTCAATTTTCTCATCAAGCGTGCGGATTTTGTCTTTGAGTTCATCGATGGTGTAAAGGCTCATAGCCAGCCTCCTGTTTTTCGTCCGCCACCACTTAGCCAACTGCTTTTTGCTTTGGTCGGTTTGGGTTGTGGTTTTGCGGGTTTTTCTTCAATTTCGACCGCTTGTTCAGCCGTTCTTGGCGTTTCCCGAATGATGTTAGGGTTGATGTCGGGCAGTTTTGCCCAGCTTGGCACATCGTTTTCATCGCCCCATTTGATTCGCTCGTAGCCTCGTAAAATTGCAATGGCGTGGGCATAGCAGAACAGGTCGAAGGCTTCGTTATTGCCTTTGCCCGGTTTCCGCCATTTGCCGTCGGCTCCTCGCTCCTCGTAGGTCAATTCATTGAAAAACCATTCGCCTAGCCAGTCTGGGAAGTGGATGTAGTTTGCCCCCACCGTATCACGGGAAAGGGCGTTGTTAATCCGATCTTTGAGGTAGTCGGTTTGGAGCAGATACAACGGCACATCGCCCCGTGCGGAGGCGTGGCGGTCGCTCCGTGAGGTGTTGTCGGGGTGCGTTTTGGTGATGAGCTTTTGCCGTTTGGTGCTGTCACCTTTGACTAAATAGACCCGTTTCGCATAGCCATCTCGGCGGCATTTTCGCCAAAATTGGTAGGCGTTGTCGGTTACGCCCTCTTCGCCGCCACTGTCCACCGCCATTGCCAAAATCGGCATAAAGTCGCTCGGCTTGTGAGCAAGGACGTAGCGTTTTTCCAGCACATCTGAAATCAGAATATGCCAATCTTCGGGAATACGAGGGTCGATTTTTTCGATCACACCATCTCTGTCGGGTAGTGTGTGCGAGATGTTGTAGCGGTCAATCAACCAGCGTTCGCCATTCTCGCCATAGCCAACCATCTGCACCACAAAACGGCGATTTTTGCCGCCCTGTACATCGACTGCCGCCACGATAAAGCGACATTGCGGTGGCACGGTTTTCTCTTCAACCTCTTCACGGCGTTCCATTAACTCATCAGAACGGCGTTGTTCTAATGCAGATCGTGGTAAGTAAGGTAACCCCCAGTCGGTATTTGTTACCGCTTTGAGGGTTTCCTCACTGCCAGTCATTTCATATTCGTGTTCGGCATTGAGCAGTTTGTAGGTGAGCTGCGCCCACGTTTGGTAGGCTGCCGCTGGCCCTTCAAGCCAAAAGGAGGCAATACGGGATTTGCGACTTTCGCCACTAATTTGACCGCTTGCATCAATTTTTTGCCCCTCTTTGAGCCATACGCCTTTGATGTTTAGCTCTCGTTTGAGTTCGGGCGGAATCAAGGCTTGGCAGTGGGGGCATTGTAGCCGTGCGTTTTCACTGGCTTTGACAAAATCGCTTTCTTCTCGGTAGCCAACCATATTTGCCATTGATGGTTCAAAATACTCTGAGCAACAAGGGCATTGCCAGTAAAATCGACGGCGATCACCGCGATTGTATAGGCTTAAAATGCCTGTTGTTGGTGGAGCCTCGTGGGCGCTTTTCGGGATATGTTTGAGATCAACAATATCTTTACCGGGCGAACTCTCCACCAAAGTCATTCCTGCTGACATAAAGGTGGTCGTCCGCTTTGAGGCAAGGGAGAAACCATCACCTTCACCGTCCACATCTTCGGGCCAGCGGTCGTAGTCAGTCAGAGCAACATATTTGTAGTCCGATGAAGAAAGCACATTGATAGACGGCCAGCCGATTTTGAGCAAGTTGCCCGCTCGGAAATACTTGTCGTGGACATTGTTATCGTTTTTGCGTGGGCTTAGCCGCTTGGCAATTTCGGGCGAACAGCGGAATGTGCGGTCAAGCCGTTTTCGGCTATGTTCGCTGGCTTTCTCTTGGGTAAGTTGCACCAACAGGAAATCGGACGGATCGCAGATAATTGAGTAGGTTATCCAGCCGTCAATCAAGCCGATGGTTTTACCCGTTCGTGCCGGCCCGACAAAAATCACCGCATCATATTCTCGGCTGTTGAGGCAGTCCATCGGTTCTAACATATAGGCGGCGGTGTGTTTATCCCATTTGACCGAGTTTCCTCCGCCAAGTGGCACACGCATATATTCCGCTACGGCATCGGAGACTTTCATTCGGCGAGGTGCTTTGACAGCGTTCGCCATATCACGGCGGATTTCTTTGGCACTTGCAAACATTAGTCATCTCCCTGTTCGGTCGTTGGGGCTTGTTGGATATGGAGAGCCATCTGATCTCGCACATCATCAATTACTTGTTGCACCCGGATAAGGTCTTTCGGCTGCAATCCACAATCCCGCTCCAAAATATCCGGCAAGGTTTCGAGTGTTTGCACTACTGCTTTTGCCATTGCACCCATTTCAAACGCCACTTCGGAGGCTGGGATTAGCTCGCCTGTTTTCTCCTCATATTTGAGACGTTCGTTTTCCGCTTGCCAAAATGACTTGCGATCAACCGGAGAGAGGCTATCGACATCCGCCGACATCTTTTCCGCCAACCCGGTGAGGATTAAATCACGCAGCGCATAGAGCTTTAATTTGCTGTTACTGCCAAGCGATGGGGTGAGCCCTGCCACTCGCTGAGATACTGTCTGGCGGTGCAATCCGGTGAGTTCGGCGATCTGATTGATGTTAAGTTTTAGATCAAATAAGTTATCCATTTGCTCAAATCCTAAAAAAATCAAAACCGCCTAAAAAAACGGCAACATCACAGGAAGATGATGATGCCTAGAAACCCAAAAAACTGCCGAAAACCGCGCTGCCTCAACCCCGTGGAAAGGGGTATCCCCTCGGGAGTACCTTTTACAAACTATGCAACACATTGCTTAGTTATGATCTTGATACAATCAAAAGCATAACTAAGTAATGTAACGCAAATGAAAAGGGAGCAATTAAGCTCCCACTCTCATTAGCGGTTTAATCCACCAAGTCATTTAAAACCTTGTTTAGTTTGTGCTTGCCACTCTCTAATACGGTCAATTTGACTCGCACACAAATCACGCTCTCCCATTACTTTAATGAGATACTCCACCGTATCGCCGTAGGTTTTACCGCTAAATGCTGTCCGCTCGCACGGCACAAGGTAAGCCGCAGGCGGATATAAATACTCAGTGCTGACGATTGTTTTGCTAGTGCAACCGCTTAATGCTATCAGCAACACCATTAGGCAAATCAGCCTTAGCACAACTGTCTTGTGCCAGTATTGATGTAATTTCATTCTTGGCCATCTCCACTTTATTCCGCAGCTCATTTGCAATTTTTTGGATTTTTTCGACCGCTTGTCGCTCTTGCTCTAAGCTATCGGTTAGCCGTTGATTGGCTTTTTGCTGCTGCTCAATGGTTTGGGCTTGTGCGCGGTTCTCAGCTCTTAAGCTATCTATCATCTGTGACTGACCCCATAACCATACACACAAGCCCAAAATCACAATGGCTATCGTGCCACTAATCCAGTTAAGCATAATGCTTTCTCCTTTTCACGGCGGATAACCAATCCGTTCAATACCTTACCACTGGCACGAATAAAGTCAGGTAGTCGATGACACATCTCCTCAAATTGTTTATTCACTGCGAGTTTATGGATGGTAGTCTGCACATATTGACCTTGTTTATTCCGATAAAATCTCATGTTATAACAACCCATATTAAATACAGCGGACGTCATTCCCGAAAATTGATTATCGTTCATGTCTTTACCATTAAAATGACGATTGACACAACTCTCCGCAATCTTCAAATCTTTTGCCCAACGCTCAGCAATTTCTTTGTCAGAATAAATACGATTTGGGTCAATCTTTTCACCGCCAAACTCCGTTGAGCCAATGCCAACCGTGATTACATCGGCAGGGCATTTATACGGATCACGTCTGCAACCCTCAGCATTACCGATAATCTCTAATCCAGCTTGGTTAGTGCGGATTTCGGGATGTTGATATTGGACTAATGTAATAATGGCAGCAATACCACAAACGATACCACTGCCATATTTAAGGCTTTTACTCATCACTTAACCCCTTTCTCAATCTTGCCATTTTCGCTTGATGAAGCTCTTCCGCTCGCTCATCTTCACGCTTACGCCTACGCCATTCATCAAATCGCTGAATAAGCCCTGCAATGGCAGTAACAATACCGATAGCAAGACTAAGTAACATTAAATTCTGCTGTTCGCCGAGCCACGCCAGCCAAGTGCTAAATCCCGACCAAATATAGCTCTGCGTTCCCATATCTTTCATTAACTTCATACTCCACCCCGTTTCGAGGCAATAAAAAAGCCCAGTCGTGAGACTGAGCTTTGGTTAAAAATTCTGCTAGAATACTGTTCCCCAACAAATAAACTAGCAGAGGGTAAAAATGATTGAATTTACTCTGTACCACCAGAAGCATTTAACCTTGCTTCACGTCATTATTACTGGCAAATGGATAAATTTTCCTACTTCGGAAGTGCTGAACGCAATCTGATATACGTCGAGATGGCCAGCCCACGGCATAGCGATCTTGAGATTTTTCTTGATCTTCTTCACCGCTTTTTGACTGAGTATTTAGTTGTTCCGTCATAGCAATCCCTCATTGATTTTTGTAGCTAAGATAGATCTTCAACCCTTGGGAAAGGGAAATTTGGCGGAGCCTTAATTCCTAACTTTTCATCTCTTAATCGAGAGAGGGCTTTGCAACCAGCAAAAGTAAGTGTTCCAGCTTCAGAAAAATAAGGCTTATCTTCACCAAATTTTTCTCTGCATTCTTGAATTGCATCATCAATGTTATACATAACATTTACTCGCATTTGGAAAGGGTGGTTGGACTCAAACCAACAACCAACGATTTTGGAGACCGTTGCTCTACCTATTGAGCTACACCCTTAAAATCCGTAAACAAAAAAGCCCCAAGCATTTCTGCTCAGGGCTGTAAAATTCTTTTTAAGTTCACCACCTATGCAATGAACCGCAACTTACCACAAATAATACACTTTATACTTAAGCTATACAACACTTTTTAATCAAACAAATACAAAAAAGCCCATAATTTACAAAACTATGGGCTTTCTAATGAAAATTCACTTGTTTTATTCGGTGTTCCGAACTATAATAATCTCACTTTCAACGGTTCGGGTTGAAAGTGAGTGTGAGGCTTAATCCTCACGCTTGAAGAAGGAACAAACGATGTTTAAGTACATTGTCCTAGTTATCTTCTTGTTAGTTATCAGCTCCCCAGCCTACTAACTTGAAATAACTCGCTGGGGGCGAAAGCTCCCAGCTCTTCAAACAGGGTCATTTTAGGAATTTAGAATGAAATTGTCAACCAATGAATTAAAAGCACTATCTGATGAAAGAAGAGGGGTGAGAGCGAAATCTTACAAGCTAAGCCTCGAAACTATTGCTCTTATTGAACAATTATCGAAGCAGTTAGATATGCCTCAAAACCAGCTGATTAAGTTAGCCGTTGAGAAACTACAAGAACAGGCGAATCTCACTACCAATTAATACTCCCTCCACAAATCGCTCGGCAAGTCGCAATTCATTTTCAAAGGCCCCCTTGCTGAGCGACAACTTCTGCCAAATAGGCTTATTTTCTAGCCCTGCAACATACCGCAGATACAAAATAGCAAATTGCAGTTCATCACTCTCGAGTGATTCTAACTCCTCACGCTTATCGTTCGGTTTAGCTAAATTGGCAAGGTATGCTTTGGCTTTACCGGCTGGGTCTAGTTTTCTAATCTGCCGATCAACCTTGGCTAAGGTATCATCATCTAATCGAGGTAAATAGCGTTGTTTTTCTCTCTCTTGCGGAGATTCACGCATAAACGCCTGCATTGTTGGATAGCCTTTGCAATCCGTAAACCTAACGAAACTACCCCATAAGTTTAATACACCTTTAATATCAATTAACATTCAAACGCTCCTTAATTCTCACAATGACCGCACCGTCTTTTTGATTGCCTTTGTCCTCAAATGTGAGCTTTTTGACATAGTGCCGGGAGTCATCAACAATGACTTTGCTATATACCAACGAATCTAAAATACATTTGCCTAAGTTATCCAAATCCCGATCTCGGTTGTCGGGGAAGTAAACATCACACTCAATTTCAACCTGTCCGATAAATGAGGGTTTCTCTCGGCTTGCAACAAATGTTGCCCATTGATAATCTTTGCCTCGTTTACACACCACTCGTCTTGTTTTGCTTACCCACCGCCAATAGTCGTTTACACTTGGCGGATAGGGTAGCACTAATTCAACCATCAATTTCTAACGCCCCCAAACCTATCGCTCGGTCTAAAAACTTAATCAACAACTCCAACTGTGAACCGTAATCTTGTTCAAATTTACCCACATTGCGATGCAATTCGTCGTGATGAATACGGCAGAGTGGTATTACAAATAAATCGTGCTGTTTACTCCCCATCGCTCCGCCATAGCCGATAATATGATGTGGGTCGTCTGCTTGTTGTCCGCAACACATACAAGGTTGTGCTTTTACAAACTGCAACCACTTACGCCATTCAAACCGCTGTAACTTCGGTTTTGCCATAAATGCCGCCAACGGCTCCGGTTCGACTTTCAGTTTTAACTTTTCCGCCCATTTTTTGAGATTGGCCCGGGCATTCGGCACATCATCAAAGCCAATATTACTTTCTTTATTCACACCGCTATTATTCAGTGGTGGATAGCCGAGAAACTGCTGTAATGCGTTGCTGTCTAATTCATCAAGCAAACCTTTGATACTCGCAAACAACACTAAGTCCGCAAATTCAATAGCGGTAGATTGCGTTTTGCGTAAGGTTAAGCGGATTTGTTGGGCGATAAATTTTTCCCAGTTTTTATCCGCCAATGCTTCTAATTTTTCATTGGGGATTTCACCGTCCATTCGCATTTTGTCGTGATGCCAACAAAGCTGTACCGCACCTTTTTCATTCTCCACGAAGACTTTTTCGTGGTGGCAGTATTTACCGTCTCGGCATTGGCACGTCTGAATTGACTTTACAAACCGGGTATAAGGCAAATCATTACTGTATTTGTCACGCTGATTTAACGTTGCACGAACTTTTGCCGATTTAGCAAATTCCGCTAACTCTTTACAAGCGGTCGAATTTGCCGAAAAATTTGCAACCTTGCCTGATTTAACCGTCGCTAAATCGGTCGGTGCAGGTTGCAACAAAGTCCGCTCACCGAAAGCAGCAGGAGAAACATCTTTAGGCACTTTGTAAAATACAATACCCACTTCGGTTTGAAAGTAAGGGGTAAGTAGCAAACCTTCCGCCATTATTGCCCCCATTTCTTTTTGTTTAGGCTAAGGCAATGATACACCTTATCTAAACCGTCCCAGCCTTCGTTATTTTTCATAGCCGCCCAGCTCCTTAATCTTATCCAGCGGCATTTGACGGGTAACTATTCCCTCCACAAACGGATCGAACACCGCCACCATCGAGCCTTTGTTGTTGCCCTGAGCCGGTTTACCTGTTACCGGGTTGATAAATTGAATCCGCCCTGTCCGCCAAGTGCCTTTTTCATCGTGATAGCCTATGATGTCTATAACCTCATTGGCGTGTTGCTGGATAATGGTGTACCATTCTGTAGTCTTATCCGCTGGTAACAGCATTACCACAATATGACCGGCTTTTTTCAGCTCTGCCGCCCGTTGTACAAACGGCAGTGGGTTGCTGTATGGCGGATTCACGAAAATACGCAGTAATTCGCCCCAATCTGCCACACATTCCAAGATCACATCGAGCAAGTTATCTGCCAAGAAATCCTCGGCAATCTGACCACTTAGCGTGTCTTCGTCCAAGCCTTCTGCCGCTTTGCCAATCCAGTAGCTATACAATGCGTTTTTGCCGTTAGAACAACCGTCAATGTGAAACCACGCATAGCGATGATTTAGCCAATTATGCAAATACTTTGGCGTTTGGTAGCTGTCTTTATCAAAATCTGTCATTGTCTAATCCTTACGAAAATGTCGGTACTTTTAGCCGGTCGATACGCTCAACGGCATTTTTAATCTCTTGGCTGATAATCATCGGCAAATCTCGCTCAAGTGGTCGCTTGTTTTTGGTGTTGATGGTGGCGTGGTACATCACTAAATTGCGTTTATTGCTGAAATCCAACGACTTAAACGGATTGCCACTTAGTGATTTATGAAACAAGGCTTTTACTTCCTCCACCGTTGGCATAATCAAGCGTTTTTCTAGCTCTGCTGGTGCAATCCACTTACCATTTACGCAAACCGGCTTACCATTGCTCGCCCAAGCGGTCGATTTTGGCAAATAATCCGCAAAATTGGATTGGCGGAAAATCGTTTTCGGGCAGAGGTATTCACGCATTTTGCCGTCTCGCCCCCATTTGGCGACAAGGTAATCCACCACTTGGCAACAGTCCGCCACCGAACTTTCCCGAATGCGAGCAGTGATATTTTTTGCCCACGGCTTGAGCGAATACCCCACAGGCTTACGCTCGCCAAGCTGTACCGCCAACGTTACCAAAGCCGAATTGAGATAATTCAATACAACTTCAGCCGGGGCAGGTTCCCCCGTTGGGGGATTAAGGGGGGAAGTATGATCATTAGTATTTTTATAATTAGTATTATTATTTGTCGGATTTAAATCCGAGCTTTTTCGGAAATTTTTCCGAGTTTGTTCGGATTGATTTCCGACACTCGGATTTTTTTCCGACTCTCGGATCGGCTCGAATTTATTCCATTCACAACCTTTTTCAGTTAAACGGACATAATCTTTACCGTCCATTTTGAAGTGGTCGATAATGCCTTTTTCTTTCAACGCTTTATATTGGCGGTAAACTGTATCTTCTTTGCTAAAAACCGCAGGTAACTCTTCGCAAACCTTGCTAAAAGACATCCAGTAATAGGTTATGCCATCAATCACTACTGCTTTAGCCCAACTAGAGGCTTGATTGATTAAATCGACCAATGCCCCTTGTGTAATATTTATTTCCCATTCCACTAAGCGGACGTTGTTTATTGTTGATGTAAATCTCATACCGCCACCTTACTGTGATAATATTTACCATTCCAATCGGCTTTCATTGGTAACTTAGCTTGTAAATAAGCTTCAAAAATCTTAACAGCACCTTTCTCAAGCAAAATTGGCTTATAGGTGGCCATCTCAATACGTTCAACAGGATCAACTTCAATTCGCTTAAATGACTCCGTCAGATATTTATCCCGAACGTGGCTAAACACCCGCCAGCAATGCTTGTCTTTGTATAACCAGCCTCGACTACGTAAATAATCATTTATCTTGTTACTATTTACTCCATTCAGCCCTTTTACAAACTGAGCAGGGGTCAAACCCGGTTCAAAGTAGGATTTCAAGGCGTGGTTTTCTGCGGTAGTCTGCTGTTTTTCCAACAATAAAACTTGGTTTTGTTCCGCCAACTCCGCTGCCATTCGCAGAGCCTCGGGGTAATTTTTCGGAATAGAGGGCTGATGTTGCTTTTCTAACTCATCTAAGCGGTCAATGATTTTGGCTCTCAGCTCAATGCGATAGCCTGAAACTAAAATCATTGTTTCTCGTTTTGGAAGAAAGTAGCAGGGTTGCATTCTGCCGTCTTTGGTTTTGTACTGCCCCGAAAATTCGGGAGAGTTCAAATTTAGCTCTGCTAACATTTTGCGAATATCAACCATAACGTGGTCGTGGCGTTTCTCGCACAATTGAGCGATTTCGACACTACTTATCGCAACGCTTGCTTTTTGTTCTGAAATGTTTAATAATTGATTCATCGAAAATACCTTTCGTTGTTTAGTTTTAAAGAGCCACCGTTACAGCGGTGGTTTTTTATTTGCCTGAATTTCGTAAAACTGCCCAATCAACATCAGGGCGTAGCTCTTCACAAGTTACTTTCCCTTCTGTAAATTTTTCAATTTCCGGGCAACGCTCTGCCGGTACTTGGCGTTTGCCGTTTACCCAAAATGAAACTATTGGAATTGCTACATCGATGGCTTTAGCTAATCGAGAGATTTCCCCCCACTTAGATTTTTCTATGTATTCTTGTAATTGCATTTCATAATCCTTACCTAAAAGATAAGTGGATCTTATCTTAAAGATAAATCAAAATCAACAAAATAGATCATATTTAAATGTTATCGAAATGATAATAAAATAAAGCAAATAGTATGGAGGTGGGATATGAGACCCCTAAAAGAAATTAGATACGATAATTTATTACGCTTGATAGATGAGGCTAAAAGCACATCTGATTTAGCTAATCGAACAGGTATCGCAGTAAGCTATCTACTACAAATCAAAAATAAAAATGCTATTCAGAACGGTAAGCCAAAAGGCATTGGTGACAAGATTGCCGCCAAATTAGAAGATGGGATGAATAAACCTAGAGGCTGGTTAGATCAAATACATTCAGAGCAATCAAACCTTATCAATTCAAGGATAGGCAATGAAGAACAAAAATTGCAGGAGCAAGATTTAAATGACTTTATCATAATTGATGTATTAGATGTCAGTGCTAGTGCAGGCTTCGGCTCAAGCAGTGAATTAGTTGAAGTAGTAAATCAAATGCGTTATGTGCCTGAGCAATTTTATTCCCTCTTTCGGAATATGGCACCTCGATACATCAGAATTATCAATTTAAGTGGTGATTCTATGTACCCGACATTTTCCTCGGGAGATATGCTTTTTGTTGATATTAGCGTAAATGAGTTTACCGGCGATGGTGTTTATGTATTTACATACAAAGGACATTTGTATGTAAAAAGATTACAAAATACAGGCGATCAAATATTAGTGATTTCAGATAACAAACTCTATGAAAAATGGAGCATTAAAGAAGAAAATCAAGATCAGCTATTTATCCATGCTAGAGTAAAAGTTCACCAAAGCCAACAGTTAAATTTTATTGGGTAACATTTAGTTGGAAAAAATCAGAATTTAAAAACAAATAAACAGTAAGGAGAAATCATGATTGATGTAAATTTTAGAGATTATTTATATTACCCTGCGTTACGGACAAGAGAAGCTGAAATGACAGGATTTAAACAACTGTCTGAAGAAGAAAAAAGTAAGATAATCCCTTTGTTTACTTTACATCCTTGGCCAAGGGCAGATTTTTTAATGTCTATCACTGTTGTTAAAGACAGTGTTGGGGATAATTTATGCTTCTTAGATTTACCCGAGTTTGATGAAGTTAAAAAGAAATGTAACGAAAACCCATCACTATTGGCACAATATGGCCATTTAACCTCGCCTGATAACAACTTTAAAAATTGGGTTGAAATATTAACGCCATATAAAAACATTATACCAATAATCCAAACCAAAAATTCAACTATAAATCAAACGTCAAAGCAGGTTAAGGAATTCCTTAAACACAAACAACGTATTGGATTTAGAATAAAAGAAGATCAAGACATAGTTAAAGTAATTGCAGCTTTATCGCAATTAGACGATGATATAAGCAATATTATTGTTTTTATTGATGAAGGATTTATATCAAGAGCTACATTAGCAAATAAAATAACACATTCAGTTAAAGTTATAGAAGAACTAACATCCGAATTCAAAGAATTAACAATTTGCCTATTAAGTACATCATTTCCAATATCACCAAGTACTGAAATTCAAAATAAAGATAGTGGAGAAATAGAAATATTAGAATTTGAGTTATTTAGCCAAGTCGGATTTCATCACAGCAATATATTGTATGGTGATTACGCTTCTATTCACGCTCAAATATACGATGAACAACGATTTAGTGGTATAGCTGCACCAAGAATAGATTACCCTTTAATTTATTCTTGGAATGTGCGTAGACAAAAGCCAATCGATGGAGATAGAGCATCTGCCTACCAATCCATAGCAAAATTATTGTTATCTGATTACCCTAGTATGACTAATTCTAGTTGTTGGGGAGAGAAAAAAATAATTGATGCAGCGAACGGAAGTGTTTTTGGTAAGTCCCCTGCACAATGGATATCAGTAAGAGTAAATATTCACTTGAGAAACCAAATATCATCGAGTGATTCATTCTTTACCGAAGAGATTGACGAGTTTTATGCAAACGACGAATAGCTAGTAATCTTTCTCGAATAGGAAGATCTAATAACTCTTGTGGCATTCTAGGTAAAGCTTTATCGGTAGCAACTAGAATGTCATTTTTTACTGTATTCTCTTCCTTTAATTTGGCTAATTTTCTTTCTCTATAGGCGATCCGGTCTTCAGAAATAATAGGAAATTGCTGTTTCATATAGGATAAAACAAACAATCTCACATCGGCATAAGGTAGAGATAATGCTCTTGATACTAATGCTGACTTAAGTCCGGAAACTTTAAGCTTATGTTTTCTTAATAAAGCTTTCAAACCGATCGTATTCAAAAAGCTTAACCAAATATCTTTGCTAAGATTATGATTTTTGCGTGCTTTCCTGTGTACAACTAATTTTTTCCCATCAAACTCCCATACCCCGACAGTATCTGGTGCAATGCACATTACCTTTTTCAAATGTTTTGTTGCACATACCACGGTGACATTCTCAAAATATTGAGTATAGGTTCCAAGTTGTCCGTCTAGACGAGCCAAAGTATCTTGCTCACTTTTAATTTCGAATCCTGATAAACTGCCATTCGCCATAACAAGATCAATCCGACGAGAAAAATCAGCAATAGGTAACTCCGCCAAGAATTCCGTGTTATGCGGATGTTTCTTAGCTAGTAACTTAATTAACTGTTCTCTTATCTGAATCTCATTCATTGCAAATAAAATGTTTGTTTATCGAAATTTTTTGCATAGTTTAACACTATTATTTGCATAGAACAGCAGAAAAACTACTCAATTAGCACTAAAACTAATTACATTTGCTAATGATTTATCTGCCTCTAAATCATAAGAGTACATTGTTTCAGTATCTAAAATCTGCAAAATCCCAATTCAAAATGACCGTTTGCACTTCTTGCCTGTTTATTTATTAAGCAGTTAAACCGCCCTCCAAAATTTTATTTTCTTTTAAATTCAAATAGATAACAATAAACGATAATAAATTTATTATCTTTTAGTTAAATTGTTATTGTTATCTTTTTATCTTTAAGATAATATAAGCGCATCAAAACAAACAACGTCACGACAAAGAGGAAACCAAAATGAACGCACAAGCAACGCTAAATAACCACAAAGACTACATTTTATGCGGACGTAAAGAAAAACGCACCAGTGATTTCATCAATGTGTTTGAGGTCTTTGAAAATGAAACCACGCAAGAGTTTGTGATTGAAAGAGCAATGTTCAGAAATGGCAAGTTAATCGACTGGAACCAAAGCGACAAAATGAACGCTGAGCAAGCTCAACAACTTTGGCAAGCCTACATTCACTAAGAATTTTTATCAAAGCCCTTTACTGAGGGCTTGAATAAAGGTTCTAGACCTAGCCCACATAGCAGGCAATAGCCGAGAGATAAGCAGAGACTGTGGGATGTTCTTTAACAATTTAGTGCTTGTGCGGACGATACTAACAACCTCGAGCAGTTGTAAAGTAATACTTTATCACTCAGCAAGGTTGGTTAGACCCTGACATACAAATTTGAACGACTTGCCAAACAGAGGTGGCAAGGTTTAGGCAACACACTCGCAAGGTGTGGAGAGCTGAAAAGGCAACACTGGTATCAGTCCTAAGCAATCACGCTTATCTCAAGTTTGAGTAAGTACGGATACAAGCAGCACCCGACGGAATGGCGAAAGCCGGGCGGGCGACGGCGTGGGCAGACACGCATTTATTCCAAAGTGCATTTGAGAAAGTGTGTTTTGGAATATTTAACTAGAGGTAAATTATGAAAAGTAAAAATTTTGAAATTGCCAAATTAGCCCTTTTGAATGAGCAAATGGGGAATATTAAAGATTTGGAAGTGAGTTTTAAAGAGGAAAGCCTGTCTGGTAGCGATAAAAATCGAATCAAACAGGCTATTTTAGAAAGTGTGGCAAGAAATACTGATTATCCACCAGACGAATTAGCAATATTGGCTTGTAAAGCTATCTGTCTGATTGACTCTTATAAGCATTAATAATTGTTGGTAAATGTACCATATCATCTAATGCTTCAAAACGTTTTGATAACGTTTCAACAAAATCTGCAATGCTATCAGCGGAATCTTTATTTAGGTAACTAAATGGCAATCCTGTTGAAGCACTTGAGGTTTTAGCAATATCTCTTGCGAAAAGTAGTGCAAGAGTGTCAGCGCCTGATTTTTTCATAATGTTCTCCTTGATTAAATTGTGGTCGCAGAAAACATTTTACTCCTCGATGTGGTCGCACACAAGAGGACTTGAGCCTTACAAGTATAAAGAAAGGCACTTATTCCAAAGCGTATTTAAGAAAGTATGTTCTGGAATATTTAACTAGAGGTAAATTATGAAAAACAAAAATTTTGAAATTGCGAAAGTTGTTATTTTAAATGAACAACTAGGAAGCCCTAAAGATTTGGAATTAAAGGTTGTAGAGAATGGCCTGTCTGATGAGGATAAATACCATATCAAACAGGCTGTACTTAAAGCTGTAGAAAATGGTTGCTTGGACCCAGAAATGCTTGCATCACGATGTTGTTCTGCAATTGAAACAATCAATAAAAGCGGAATAAATACAGGTAATGGAAGTTGCGAATAGGTCTATTTCCACCATTGTTCTTGAATAAATTTACTAACCTCATTGGATAATCCTCTCCAATTAGCCTCGGATAATTGAGCAACAAAAAGAGAGTCATTGTAATCAGTTACGGTGCTTAGCATTTCTAAAACCTCTTTTGAGGAATATGAAGTATGAAGATACCAAGCTGACTGCTGTACTTTAGCCCAAGCTCCAAGAGTTTTAATTTTTTCAATGAGTGCTGCGTAATTTTGCCCTGATTTATTTAAATCATAAGTAATTAAAATATTATTTTTCATAACTTAATCCTTATTTGAGTTGTGAGAGCCTTGATTATATTCCTTAGAGTTGTGAGAGGCAATAAGGGACTTGAGCCTTACAAGTATAAAGAAAGGCACTTATTCCAAAGCATATTTCACCAAGTGTGTTCCGGAATACCCACAACTAGACGCAAGTCGCTCCATTTGCCCACCGTAAAACGTGGGCTTTTTTTACTATGAACAAAATGAAACAACTTGCCCCATTTGCCTTGCTAATTTTGCTATTAGGCATTGTCGGGCGAATGGATTATGACGACCACATACAAATGCAACGTTACAAATGCGAACGAAATCAAGGCGTTTGGCAAGTTGAGAGTAATGGCAATCAATACTGCGGAGGGAAATATGGCACGAAAAATTGATGCCGGTGTTGAGATTGTTGAGGTAGATAAACTATTTATCGCCAAGTTTTTTTATGACGGCAAATTACAGCACACAACCTATCCACAATACAGCCGCCAAAACGCCATTATGCTGATTAATCGCAAAATTGAGCGGTTCAACGTTGGCAGAGATAAACCAATTAAACTTTATAAGGAATAACAATGGCAGGAATTAACAAAGTGATTATTGTCGGTCGCCTAGGTAACGACCCGGAACTACGAACAATGCCAAATGGCGATTCAGTCGCCAAAATCAGTGTGGCAACTTCGACCGAATGGACGGATAAAGTATCAGGCGATAAAAAACAAGCCACAGAGTGGCATAGCATTATCGCCTTTCGGAATTTAGCTGACATTATCGGCAAATACCTGAAAAAAGGCTCACAAGTCTATGTTGAGGGCAAGATACGCACCCGTAAATGGCAAGCCCAAGACGGCACAGACCGCTGGACGACCGAAATCATCGCCGATCAGCTACAAATGCTAGGAAGCCCAAATGGAGGCAACAGCAATAATAATTGGGCAACCGAACCGGCAGGAAACCCACCGCCAACCAATCCATATAACCACGTAATGACGGATTCAGAATCACGAGATTTTGATGATGATATATGTAAACAACCGTTCTAATAATTTTATTCAAACCCTAATTAGGAGAACCCAAAATGGCAAAAACAAATATACCTGAATTCTTAGATGAATTAGATTGCGGTATTTTCAAAGACAAGCTGGCAACAGCTCTTTCAGAAGTGGCGTTAGGCGTACTAACTCACGATAAGAAAGGCAAAGTCACGGTTGAATTTAGCTTAGACAAAATGGATAGCGACAGCCCATCTGTCCAAATCCAGCATAAACTGAGCTACGTTAAACCAACTAAGCGTGGTAAATCAGCAGAAGAAGATACGACCGCCACACCAATGTATGTTCATAAAGGCGGGGCATTATCTGCTACACCTGAAAAAACAGAAACAGCAGTAAAAGAAAGCCCTAGCGGTTTAAAGGCTCTATCTAAAGCTGCTGCATAATCAATTATTTTCAATCCAAGCCACGTTAATGCGTGGCTTTATTTTTACTTAAACAAAAAGGAACTCAAAATGGATAAATCAACTATTCAACAAATCTCTACTCTTGCTGTAGCTGCGACTAAAGAGGTTCAAACTGATTTTGGCACAGTAATGTTACCTGAAGGCATTAAATTACAAAATTTAGAGCCTTTCCAAGCTCACCGTAATCAATTCCGTGCAGCGTTTTCAACGCAACGTTTTGGTAGCCTGATTGAATATGCTACCGCCAATGCCCAAGAAAACGCACAATGCTTTATTGACCAAGAGAAAATGAGTGCGGAAATTGTATTTGATATGGGCAACCGAGAACAAGCCGGTCACGCAAAACATCGTGCGAAATTAGCAATGAAGAAAACCGCAGCCTACAAAGCTCTATGCGAAATTAATGGCTCACGCCGCTCACAGCGTGATTTTTCTGATTTCCTCGAAGATTGGGGCGACTACTTGACCGCTTACCACCACGAAGATGAAATCAGTATTAAAAATGCCGTCCAAGCGGTGCGTAAAATGACGATTGACTACGCCCGAAACGAAGAACATGAACTCAGCGATTTCGCAGCCAAAAAATCAGCAATGGAATCGGTGGAAGCTAAATCTACACTGCAACTACCAACTCACCTTGTATTTACTTGCAACCCATATAACGGCTTAGACACTCGATCATTTACTCTGCGTGTACAGGTGTTAACCGGTAGCGGTGAGCCGGTATTAACCGCCCGCTTAGTTCAAGCTGAGCAAATTGAAGAGGCGATTGCGACTGAGTTTGCGGAAAAACTATCCGATGCACTTAGCGAAACATCAATCAAGGTCAATATTGGTACGATTGAGATCTAGCTTGTAAGTTAGCTTATAAGTTTACTTGTAAGTTTTTAATGAAAATTGACCGCTTGTTGAATACAAGCGGTTATTATTCTCTCAACTATTGGTATTTTGGAGAAAGAAAATGAATGAAGACAAATTTTTTTCGGTGGATGTATCAAATGATATACATATCCTAAATCTGCACGAAACCTTAGAGCAAGCAAAACAAAGCTGTTTAAATGGTGCTACTGAAGCCTATGAGTTTGCGGATGACATGGATGATCACGAAAGCTATGAAGCCTATGATTTACCCTATGCAGTTTATGGTGTTGTTTTAGGTAGAGCAAAATCAGATATCCGCCCACTAACCGACGAAGAAAGAGAATCAGAGTTATTTGGGGAAGTTGAACAAGTTATTGAACCACCAACACTTTTAGAAAACAACGGCTGGATTTCAGTCAAAGACAGATTGCCAGAAATCCGCAAAGAAGTCTTGATAACAAACAATTTTATTATGATTGCTCAATTCAATGGCGAGAGCTGGTTCAAGTCGGGTGGAATCTTAGGTATTCAGCCTGTCTATGGTGTTACCTACTGGCAACCACTTCCCGAGCCGCCAAAGGACAACCAATGACAGACACCAAACGATTAGATAAACTAAACTAAACATTAAAGGTTTCCTAAATGAAAAACAAACTTAAGCGTATTTTACACAAAATCAAAACTGAGCAAGATATGAATTTCATTTTTTGGTTATGTGTTGTAGTTCTACTCTTTAACTTGGTCCCATACTTATACGGATTAATCTAATTGACACCGCCCCCAATTCGGATTAAGATAACCGCACTTTCAAGCCGTCCACCAACGGCTTTTTTTGTACCTAAAAACGGAGAAACGAAATGGCAAATAGCGTAATGATTGTACAAGGCGTGGAGGTCAAAGTAACCGCTCGTGATGGCGAAGATTACATCAACCTTACTGATATGCTACGAGCCAAAGACGGCGATTTCTTCATTAGCGACTGGTTACGCAACCGCAATACCCTTGAATACATCGGCATTTGGGAAGAAATGAACAACCCGAATTTTAATTATGGCGAATTCGCCACAATTAAAAATCAATCCGGCTTAAACCGTTTCAAAATCAGCGTCAAAGAATTTGTTGCTCAAACGAATGCGATTAGCTTGCAAGCCAAAGCGGGGCGATACGGTGGCACTTATGCCCATAAAGACATCGCTCTTGAATTTGCGATGTGGATTAGCCCCGAGTTCAAGCTCTATCTCATCAAAGAGTTCCAACGCCTCAAACAGCAAGAAGCGAACGAAAGTAAGCTCGAATGGAGCGTAAAACGCATTTTAAGCAAGGCGAACTACCGCATTCATACTGATGCCATCAAAGATCACATCATACCGGCATTGCTGAATACAAAACAACATACTTTCGTTTATTCCAGCGAAGCGGACATTCTCAATCAAGCTCTCTTCGGACAAACGGCAAAACAGTGGAAAGACCGCAATCCGAACCTGAAAGGCAATATGCGAGACCACGCTACCGTTGAGCAACTTACCGTCCTTGCTGCATTGGAAAGCCAAAACGCCCTACTAATTGAGCAAGGTTACAGCCAAGAAGAGCGACTGGCAATGCTCAACCGTTTGGCTATTCAGCAAATGAGCTCGCTGTTACAAACCAGAGCGATTGAAGAACTGAAAGAAAAGCCATTGCTAATTGAAGAATAAAATCTAATTGACAAAAAACCGCCCTTTCGGCTAAGATAACCGCACTTTCAACAGAAAGTCGGCAAGCCACATCAGTGGCTTTTTTTGTATCTAAGGGGTAACAGATGAAAGTAAGCAAAGAACATCAAGAATGGATTAAACAGTACGCCCAACGCCATAATATCAGCGAAGAAGAAGCATTAAATAAGTTGATTGGCGATGTTAGAAACGCAGAAGAAATTGAACGAGAAAATCTCTGTCAAGCCATCATAGAAAGAGTACCAAAGCTCAACCTTGAGCAATTACGAGAAATACGCCAGCTAATTGAGAACTACTACCCTACTTTTTTTCATATTTTGTCAGAGGCTGTGAAAAAATAATTTGACAACACCGCTTACAACGGCTAGGATAACCGCACTTACTTTCCAAAAGCGGTTTCCGCCTCCGATATAAAGCGGTTTTTTTGTACCTAAATTTTAGGTTTAATCCGAAATGATCGGGGCGAGAGAGCGATATACAATACATCTGAATAAGCTCCGCCCATCTTTTGGAGGGTAAGTTGAACCCCGATCACCCACTTAATGATCGGATTAAATACTTAAATCCAAAAGGTACAAAATTATGTCAAATCAAGTTCAATTCCCTGTTTTCAATTTTAATTCATCTGCTGTTCGTGTCATTATCGATCCAAATCAAGAACCGTGGTTCTGTGGTTCAGATGTCTGTTCTATTTTAGGCTATGTAAATGCTCCTGATGCAATGAAAAAACACTGCAAAGAAGCTGGTATAGCGAAACGCTATATCAGCCATTCAAGCGGTAGAAAAGAAGCAATCTTCATCAACGAGCCTAACTTATACCGACTGATTATCAAATCACGCAAGCCCGAAGCGGAAAAGTTTGAAGCGTGGGTATTTGAAGAAGTTCTGCCACAAATTCGCAAGACTGGTAAATATGCGTTGCAAAATTCTCAGCAAAACCTACCGCTTGCACCACCACCAAAGAAATACACTTTCGACTTTACCGAAGATGAACTCCAAAGCCTAGTATGGGCTTGGTTCGCTTTCGTGCGAGGTATTCACACTTTCCGCTATATCTACCCGATGTTCCAAAAGCTCGGCTCGAATATGGCTGGCGAAATCTACGGACAGGGTTTTGAATATAGCCACACCGCACAATCGGCTCACAAAATCCTTGAACGGATTACCCGAGAATTTGATTTCGACCCAATGACAAACTGGCGAGTACTCAAACACGTTCGAGGTTTCGACCCGGCATTTAAAAAGCCAACGTTCTAATCACAAAAAATCATAAAACCGACCGCTTGCGAAACATCAAGCGGCGGATTTCTACACCCAAATTTTGAGGATTAGACGATGAAATACGCAAAAATCATACTCTTTTTAACCGCCTTTGCAGTTGCTGCTGACCATCTAGAGTTACGCAACGACTGCGATGGCAAACCATGCACTATCGCACAGCGATAATGCTTCCCCGACCCTGCACGGGGCAGGGTTTATTTTATCCACCCACAAGGAAACTCAAATGAAGAAAATCCTCCTTATCGCACCGCTTGCGGTCGCACTTACTGCTTGTTCGCCGTTCTCCGTTGATGAGGGCGAAATCGGCTTAGTCACAAAATACGGCGAAATCATCGAAACAAAATCAGCCGGACTGCACTGGCGGTCGTGGCTAGAAGATGATATTACCTTTTCCACCCGTGAGCAAAAAATCGTTCTCGGCGCATTTGACGGCAACGGCGATCTAGCTGGTGGCATTTCCGCCTATACCCGAGATACGCAAACTGTTACCACAGCCCTCACCATTACTTACAAGCTGACCGATCCAGTGGCGGTATACAAAAACTACCGTACCACCGACAATATGATCAACCAACTAATCGAACCTCGCAGCCGTCAAGCGTTGGAAGTGGTATTCAGCGAATATACCGCTCAGCGTGCGTTAGAAAATCGGGCCAAGCTAACTACCGACATCACAAGCCAAATTCGTGAGGCGGTGAAAGGCTATCCGATTGAAATTACCGCCGTGCAAACCGTGATCCAATTTAACAAGGAATACGAAAAACGAGTGGAAGAAAGCGTACAGAAAAACGTGGCAATCCAAACCGCCGAACGTGAACTGATTATCCAGCAGAAACAGGCGGAAATAGTCAAGGTCAATGCACAGGCAAAAGCCGATGCCGAAGTGATTCAAGCCAAAGCTGATGCGGAAAAAGTCCGCCTTGCCGGTGAAGCGGAAGCCGCCGCTATTCGTGCGAAAGGTGAAGCCCTGAAAGAAAATCGTCAGCTAGTAGAACTCACTGCGGCGGAAAAATGGAATGGCGTATTACCAACCACAATGACACCGAACGGCACAGTGCCGTTTGTGAAGGTAGGACAATAATGGCTGATGTTGTACAAGTCATTTTCCACGTTGTACTAAGTGGGGTTCTATGCTTATCCGCCAATATGTTATGGCATTCAAGAAAGCTGATGAAACGTCAGATTGAAGAAGTTGAATTGCGTATCCAAAAACTAAAACAGGAGTAAAAACAATGTTCATTTTAGGCATTATCACCGGTGTGGCCGTTGCATTCGCCACCCAAGCATTCTTCCGTCAATATAAATTGACCGAACGAAATAAAGACAAATCCGAGTAAATGAACTGTTCATTGAACAAATGAACACTTGACAACCGCTTGTAGAACTTGTTCCGCAAGCGGTTATTTCTAAAGGAAAATTCACGATGAAAACAACCCAAGACATTTTAGATGAACGTGAACAACAACACGGCAACTACGACAGTTTTGCCAAGATTTATGGTGGTTTACGCAAAGTCAGCGACCAACACGCTGAGAAACTCACTTGGCCACAGCAAATCGCCGTTGAGATGATGTTATTCAAAATTGCCCGAATTTTAAATAACGGAGCAAATCATCAAGACAATTATCAAGACATTGCCGGTTATGCAATGTTAGGTGGAGGACTTTATAACCCAAATGTGTCGGCAGAAGTTAAAGCATTACCAAAACCATTAACCGATAGTATTTACCCAGAATCACATCTTGATAAAGGTTCTATTTGGCGGCTGGATTTGGAGTTTGAGACCAAAGAAGAGGCAACTGAGGTGTTGGAAGCTTTAACTGGTAAAAGTGCCGGTGTTAGTGAGGTAAATAATGAGTGAGTCATTTAGTTTAGAAAAAGCACTGTGGGAAGAACCACGCCCAAGAGTGCAATTAGATTTACCTTGCCCTGTTATAAAACTTGAAGTTGGTAAACGCTATTATACAATCAATATTCATGGCGTTGACTGTTATGATGGAGATATGAGCTTCACCGAAATTGATGAATGGACTTATGAAAGTATTGATGATGTGCAGACAAAAAGCAGAGCTGAACAAGGGTTACTATTTGCCAGTGAAGCAGATGCTCAAGAATGGATAGATGCAATGCGAAATAGTAGTAGGTAGCTATGTTTAGAAATGAACTCCAAGTAATAGATGGTAAACGTTATATCGTACTTGAATGCCAATTTCGCCGCGAATGGAGAGTTGCAATAGAGTCTAGAGGTACTGTAACGAATGGAGAAGCAATCGAAATCTGCCAATATTGGGTTAAATATAAAGGAGTAAAACCTGAGCAACTGAAAATTGTTGAAGTGCCAGATATTCTGAAAGAATAAGGACAAATGAGTTAAAAACGGCGACATTATAAGTGCGGTAACACTTAAAATGCCAGCTACGCAAAGCACGCTTGCATATAGCCATACGCCGCCACCTAGCTAGGTAGGTAGGTAGGTAGGTAGGTAGGTAGGTAGGTAGGTAGGTAGGTAGGTAGGTAGGTAGGTAGGTAGGCGGAATTTTATCAAAAAATGAAGTAAAAGTGTATTTATATGCAATCATTAAGATTAATTGAGATCCGCTGTAAGTATTGCCAAAAATTATTGGCAAAAGCGAAAGATGTACAACATTTAGAAATTAAATGTGTACGTTGTAAATCAATCAATAAATTTAACTGAATTGAGTGTCTGAGCGTTAAGAACGCCTGAACGCCATAGGAGAACTATGGCAAAGCAAATCTTTAAACAAGCCCCACTTCCGTTTGTAGGTCAGAAACGAATGTTTCTAGCTCAGGTTTCTCAAATTTTAAATGAGAATATTACTGATGACGGACAAGGTTGGACAATCATAGATGTATTTGGTGGTAGTGGGTTATTAGCTCATACTGCCAAACATATCAAACCAAAAGCTCACATCATCTACAATGATTATGATGGATATGCGGAGCGGCTAAAGCATATTCCCGATACAAATAGGCTACGCAAGCAAATTTATGACATTATTGGGGAGAGTACGCCTAAAAACAAGCGATTAGATCCTGATAAGAAATCTCAAGTTATCAATATTATTCAGTCTTTTGATGGGTATATTGATGTAAATTGTGTGGCTTCTTGGTTGCTATTTAGCGGACAGCAAATTAATAGTTTAGAGGATCTATTTAACAAAATATTTTGGAATGGTGTTCGCCAAACCGATTATCCAAGTGCGGAAGGCTATTTAGATGGAATAGAAGTTACTCACGAAAGTTTTCATAAACTATTACCACGTTTTCAGCATAAAGATAAGGTATTGTTATTACTTGATCCGCCATATCTTTGTACTCGCCAAGAAAGCTATAAGCAAGCCACTTATTTTGATTTAATCGATTTTTTAAGATTAATCAATTTAACTAAAGTGCCTTATATCTTTTTTAGTTCAACAAAAAGTGAATTTGTGAGGTTCGTAGATTTTATGGTTAGCGAGAAAAAAGATAACTGGCAAACTTTTGAAAATGCGAAATGGATTAAAGTTAAAGCTAGTCTAAATTATCAATCTACCTATGAAGATAATTTGGTTTATAAATTTTGACATTTAATGAATGATTGACAATTAACCGCTTGTTCCGCAAGCGGTTATTTTTTGGAGGAAAAATGCAAACAAAACCGATATTAGATGCGTGTTGTGGTTCCCGTATGTTTCATTTTGACAAGCAAAATCCACACGTTTTATTTGCTGATAATCGACAAATAGAAACCACAATGAAAGACAGGGGCAAAGTCCGCCATTTAGAAATCAAACCTGATGTTTTACACGATTTCACGAATATGCCATACGAAAACGAGAGTTTTTGGCACATTGTTTTTGATCCGCCACATTTAGTTCAAGGTGGAGAAAATAGTTGGCTTGTGAAGAAATACGGCAAATTACCTAGCAACTGGCAGGAAGTTTTGAAGAAAGGATTTGACGAATGTATGCGAGTGCTAAAACCAAACGGCACGCTCATTTTCAAATGGAACGAAACGCAAATCCCTGTTTCAGAAATTTTAAAAGTGATTGATTGCCAGCCGATTTATGGACACAAAAGCGGACGCTTGAACCAAACACATTGGCTGGCGTTTGTGAAAATTGAGCAATCCCTCTAAATGAGGGGTTTATTTTTGGAGAGAATATGGAACAACCGACTGAATTTTTAACGAAAGACGAACTTACTGATTTAACAGGCTATCGTCAAAAGAAAAGACAAATCGAATGGTTGAGGGAGCGTCACTATATAATTCAAGATGAAAACAAGTATAAGCCATTAGTGCTATACAAAGATGTCTATGGGCACCCCCGCCAACAATATCCAGAAGCTCAATCCACTGGGAAATGGAAATCACCTGCTTATTTAATGGGAGTGAAAAATGGGAAGACCACGCAAACAACAGAATCGCTACTTACCTGA